TATTTCTTTTCTTTTTTCTTTATTTTCAGAAGCCCATATTTTTGCTTTAAGTTTATAACAAGATTTACAAAATCCGGCAAAACCATTTCCTCTGCGATAATAACTATCTATTGATTGCTCAATATTGCATTTAGAGCAAATTTTGGTATTATTTGAACACATTGAATGACTCCTTATCAGTCGTTTGATTAGAAGCCGAACTGAGTTACAGCTCTTTTCGGCTTTGCCATTATAGCCATAAAAAAAGCCAGCCCGCAATGGACTGGCTTTTATAAATTTAATGCCTAAGCACTAAAATTACCATAAAGCAAACCTGTTGGCCTTTCAACACCTAAACCAAGTCTTGCTTCGACGCGAACAGTTACAAGATTCTTTGTAAAATCTTGGTCAACAAAACCAAGTTCTACAATAGTACCTTGACGATCATAAACCATAGCGGAGCCGTTGAGCTGACCAATCAGGAACTTACCTGGTGTCATATTGGCGGACAGAACAACACGGACACCGAATGGGTTCACACCAGCGAATGTGCCAGGCAGACCGTACAGGTACATGCCGCTACCAGCGCCTTCGCGGGTGCGCTCCATTGCGCCCCAGTCAGCAGGATTGACGATTACGGTGTCAGGAGTGCGACCGATAGCCCACAGTTGGTACTTGGCGCGGTTGATAGCATCAACCAGCAGGTCGTCAGAGACAGCGCTGTATGCGGTGAAGTTGCCACTATTTGTCAAGCCTGACAGGTTCGGAGTAGCACCGTTACCGTTGAGCAGTTGGCGGTCAACCTCTTGAGCAAGACCATCGCGGGCGCGGGTGTCGATATACGCAGCGATTGCTGGTGCGTCAGCCAAGAGCTGATTCGATACCTTGATCCAGTGAGCAACAGTTTCAATAGGCACATTGTATTGTTCAAAGGTAATGTCAGATTCTGGCTTGGCAGTACCTTGAGCAATGAACTGTGCAGAGTTGTTCCAAGTTTCTTCACGCAGAGCATTGACCATGTTGGTCGATACGCCGATAGAAGGCAGCACTTGACGGATAGTCAGAGGCTGGAAGTCGCCTTGGATAACGCCTGGCTTTTGCAATGGGAATGCTGTAGTGCTGTCAGACAGAACAGTGTTCTTCAGTTCGACACGCATACGCTGCATATCACCCTTGACGAAGCGGGCGAACATATCGGACTTAACCAGTTCTTGACCGGCAGTTACGATAGACTTTTCTTCGTTGGACTTAAAGCCTTCAGCCATCTTTTGACCAACAGCAGTAACTTCTGCGTTGATCTTGGCAAATTCTTCTGCCAGAGCCTTAACTTCGCTACGAACTTCGGTATCAACCTTGGACTTTTCTTCCAGTTGACCGTGATATTGCTCCATGGACTTTTCCAGAGCAACTTGCTTTTCGGAAAGGGCTTTCAAGCCGCTTTCCAACATGCTTTTAATTTCTTCAGACATAATAGTCTCCTTGATGTTGTTTATCGGACGTATTGCCGAATGATGTTTTCAATATCTTGCTTTGCTTTTGCCGCTTCAGCTTCACGCTGATACAGCGAGTTGACCTTACTAACAAGATGCTTCGCGTCAACCCTTGAAAACCCGCCAACATCACGCAGGAGGCTTTCGATTTCTTTCAGAGAATTTGCTTTCTCAAGTGTAGATTTTACCTCACCAATTCGAGCATTCAAATCGGCAGGTTCTTCTACAACACTAATTTCAATCAAATCAATTTCTTTAAGCAAGCGCCTATCTTGGCTCAATTGCTCAAACGCATTGACACGGTATCCAATGGACAGCCCATCAATAGCGCCGTGCTTTAACAATGCAAATACGTCAGATGCTTTGGAATGACCAGGCGTCAATTCGCCTTCAACGTAAAGCCCTTTGTCATCCTCATACATATTTGTCCACTTGCCGATAACGTCGCCGTAGTGGTTCCAACGCATACGAATAGGGCGGCCATTTCGCTCTGCAAGTGTCTTTTCATAAGCGCCTTTTTGAATCGTATCGCCGTATGAATCTACTCCGCCAAAAGCGGAAGCGTAACCACTAAATGTAAATGCCGCGCCGGTGAACTTAATCTCTGCTTGCGGCAGGCTGATTTGTTTGGTTTCCATTTGTTGCCCCTTGTGGGTTCAAATCGTTAATGTTTTGTATATCTTCAAGCCGCATGTTAGCGCCTTGCATAAATAGAGCATCCCCGCCATCCTTAGTTGGCAGACCTTCCATCAGGCGAACCTCGTTAGGTGTAATGAAGCCACCGTAAATGCCAACACGATATGATTCATAGCGTGTCTTGAGATCCGAGCGTGTCAACGCATTAAAGTCAAATTCTACACTATACTTCCGAGCCTCAGAACTCGTCATCAGATTCGCCACAATGCTGGCCTCAATCTTCTCTATGATCGGGCGCAACGTCAGTTTATAGAAGCCACTCACAATTTGCTCAATGCCAGAACCCCACACTGTTGAGCCAGTAGTGTCGTTGACCATTACGGAAGGAACCCCATACCAACGGCAAATCTCGCTAATCTGGAATCTGCGAGATTCAAGCAACTCAATATCTTGCGGCGAAAGCGAAATTGCGTCGAACTTCATGCCGCCTTCCAAAACCATCAGCCGATCTTCCGATCCAGCCGCCAGTGAATAGAACTTCTCTCGCACCAACTCACGCTGCTCTTGGTTCAAGAATTTGTCCATGGTGAGAACACCAGATGGTTTTGCGCCGTTGCGATAGATTTTGTTGACAGCACTTTCAGCCGCTTGAGCAATACCAAGGGTGTTGCGCTGATATGCAAGCGGAGACAGGCCAATAATGCCGTTTCCAAACAGTTTTAAGTGCCATATAGAACTTTCTGCGTAAACCGACACGCTAGAATCGTTTTGGTACTCATAAACAACCGAACCGTCTCGCAAAAGCGTCACTTCCATGTCTGCGGACATTAAAGGTAGCAATCCGACGATGCGATCACCCATTCTCTGTATTAAGCAGTAAGAATTGCCACTTGAAAGCAAATTTAGCAAAACTGTCTCAAAAAACTCTACTTTTGTCTGATAACGGTTTACTTTCCCGCTAAAAAGTAGCTGTAATGGGTGATTTATTGCAATAATTCGACCGTTTTCAGTCTCTTTATAGACTGTTAAAGGTAGGCTAGATATAGTTTCTGCGATGATTTTAATACACGCCCACACCGCTGAAAGCTGCATGGCGCTGTCGAAAGTGACTGGACTGGCTGATTGCTCTGCGTATCCAGATGGAATGCCATATTGAACGCCAGCCAAACGGCGAAGGCCGTCTCGCATCCACCCACCGATTCTTGTAAATATGTTCATAGTGTGATGACGTTCCTTAGATAATCGTCAAAATCGACTTCTGTTTCTTGTGGCATAACGCCAACGGCTTGCGCCAAGGCTACCATACCGTCAATTCTGCCGCTTGCTTTCTGTTTGGTAAATTTGCGGTTTCCAGCAGGATCGCTTACAGTAATCGCATTAGCAGCACACATTGTCAGCACTGGATGATTTCCATGCTTTAACTGCTTTTGCAATAATTTTGATTCAAGCTCCCGAATTGCAGGAGACATTGAAACGAATCCTTGCCCAAACTCCACAAACCTCTCTAATTCTTCTTCACTAAAGCCAGCCTTCTCAAGCCACGGCCTCAGAAATTTCATATTGTATCTGTCAAACGCCAATGCCTTGACATTGCATGTGTTAAATATATCACGCAATTCATACGCAATAAATTCGTACTCAATTGATCTGCCTGGCGTAGTTAATAAAAATCCATTCTTAGCCCATAGGTCGTAAGGAACTCTATCGTTACGAGACTTCTCAGCAAGCCCTTCCTCTGGAAGCCAAAATCTGCTATGCACATCGCCATTATCGCTTACTAGAACTAGGGCGGTCAAATCGTTTACGGAAGATAAGTCAAGTCCTGCGTAAACATTCATTCCGTTTAGTGGATGTGGCTCTGCACCGTTTTCCATCCAGACAGAGCGTGTGATAAATGGGTTAGAGGCTTCAATGCGTTGATTCAGAATGAGGTTGCGATACGATGCCTCTCTGCTTGGCATACGCTTCGCATCAGACGCTTGCTTTATCACCTCGTCTTTGTTCATGAGGTAAAAATGTGGATTGGCAGCTTTTATGGTGTCAAGGTCAAACGGATCACTGTCTAATGACGCAGTATATAAAACAACCTTGATTGTCGGGTCTGCGCCGCTTAAAGCGTCGTCAATAAGAATTGATAGCAAGTCAGCGTCCGTTGGCGCTTGTGTGCTAATAACAATACTCAATGGATTGGCTTGAGCGCCAGCCGCAGTTTCAAGAGCCTCAAACAGCTCAGACCTTGGGCCTTTTACCTGACCAAGCTCGTCGTGAATAATTAGGCTAGGCGATAACCCATACGCCGTAGAAGCATCTGCTGAAAGCGCACGATATAACGTACCAAGTTCGTTGCAATAAAGCTGCTTTGCAGTGTCTCGGATTCCAACAAACTGACTAAGGCTTGGCGATAGGCGCACCATCTTAGCGCAAAGGCTGAACAAAATAGCCGCTTGGTCACGCGACTGCGCTGCTGAGAATATCTGTCCGTTAGGAACGTACTCCGGCCCGACTAGGTGAAGTAGTGTAATAGCTGCGGAAAATGTAGTCTTACCGTTCTTCCGCCCCATTGAATCAATGAACATCCGAGTTGGCGATCCGTATATAAGCTCGATCCAACCTTTTTGCTCATCCGTTAAGATAAATGGCTGGCCTACCAATCTACCGTCAGGTATGTATAGGTTTGCCTCAATCCATTGAAT